TGATATTATGCTTCGTAATCTGCGTGACAAGTTTAAGGATATCAACTTCATTGGTATTCGTGTGCTTGAGTCCCGTGATGCTGGTAGTTTCATTCGTCGCTACTGTGGGTATTATGGACCTGAGTATGAAAAGACCATGAGTATTTGGAAAAAACAACGGGCATTTACTATTAAGAAGTCTGGGTATCATTCTTATTTCGGTCTTTCTGCCAATGCCCTTGCCCAGGATGCTGACTTTGAGGTTGCTGAGGATGCCACTAAGACTCAAATCAAAAGTGCTTTTGCCAAGAGCCTTAAGTCTAAGAAAATGAATAAGAAGATTCTTGGTGAGTTTGTGGAACTTGTTGCCTGATAAATAATTAAAAATTTTTATAAAGATGTCTAGATTTACCGATTTATTTCAGGCACCTTCTCCAGCACCTGAACCACCTAAAGCAACTGCACCAAAACCAGCACCTAAAAAGGCACCAAAACCAGCACCTGCTCCAGTAGTAGAAACAGAAGAGTGATCTAAACCACTTTCCAAACCGTCCACTGGGGGTCTTCGGACCCCCTTTTTTCTTGTATAATAACTTCAGTTAAAACAAACCACCCAATGACCATCTCCGCTGACTACATCCGCACTTCTCTCCAAGCAGTGTATGGAGAGTCTGTGACTGCCGCCGACATCCGTGCCTGGTGCGCTATGAATGGTTCTAACTACCAGACTGTTACCAAGAAACTTGATTCATACAAGACTGGTCGTGGTAAGTGGAACCTGACCATCCAAGAAGTTCGTGAGCAACTCGAAGAAACTGTAAAAGCACCTGCTGCACTTCCTGCCGTTGAACAAAACCTTGTCCCTGAAAAAGATGATACCTTCGTCAAGTTTGGTAACTTTAATGATATTCGGAAAATTATTGAGTCCCGTCTTTTCTATCCTACTTTCATTACGGGACTTTCTGGTAATGGTAAAACTTTCTCTGTGGAGCAAGCATGTGCTCAACTGAAGCGTGAGTTGATTCGTGTAAACATTACTATTGAGACTGATGAAGATGACCTTATCGGTGGTTTTAGGCTTGTTGATGGGAACACTGCATGGCATAACGGTCCCGTCATCGAAGCACTGGAGCGGGGAGCAATCCTTCTCCTTGACGAGATCGACCTGGCTTCCAATAAGATCCTCTGCCTTCAGTCCATTCTAGAAGGTAAGGGCGTGTTTCTGAAGAAGATTGGTCGCTGGGTGAAACCTGCTGCTGGTTTCAATGTTATTGCCACTGCCAACACCAAAGGTAAGGGTAGTGATGATGGACGCTTCATCGGTACTAATGTTCTCAATGAGGCATTCCTTGAGCGTTTCCCTGTGACCTTTGAGCAGGCATATCCTACTCCTGCCCAGGAAATCAAAATCGTTCAGAATGTTGCCGAGTCTCTTGGTGTGAGTGACGCAGACTTCTGTAAGCGTCTGGTTGATTGGGGTGATATCATCCGTAAAACCTTCTACGATGGTGGTATTGAGGAAATCATCAGCACCCGCCGCCTTGTCCACATCATCCGTGCCTACAGCATCTTCCAAGACAAGGCAAAGGCAATCCAAGTTTGCGTCAACCGCTTTGATGATGAAACCAAGCAAGCATTCCTGGAACTGTATGACAAGGTGGATGCTGACTTCCAAATGCCAGAATCTGTTGCTACTCTTTCGGACATCCAAGAATACGCTGCCAACCAACCTTGATTCATATGCAGTTTTCTGATATAATTGGGGGAGGTAAAAATCCGCCTCCCCTTTATTATGGACGAATATCCTTATTCCATCAATGATGGCATGACCCCTTGGGGTCACAGTGACTATGAATTCTTAATTCAAAACAACATGAGCGAAGACATTATTAAACAATCCCCCAGTACCCCCTGGAAGTACAACGAAGAAGAAATTGTAAAAGAACTTCTTGAGTACATTCGTGGTACTTACAACCAGCATTATTCTGCTGGTGACCAAAAGATTCAAACGCTTGACTTAATTGAAGCGTGTGGCGATGGTGAGGCATTCTGTCGCAGCAATATCCTTAAGTATGCTTCCCGTTATGACAAGAAGGGTAGTGCTCGCCGTGACATTATGAAGATTCTGCACTATGCTGTTCTTCTGCTAAACTTTAACGATAAGAACGCCATTCGTGAAACCTACAATCAATGAATAACATGAAACTCTCTGACAATACCCTGACTATTCTGAAGAACTTTGCGGGTATCAATAATTCTATTCTTGTGAAGGAAGGAAATCGTCTCCGTACCATTTCTGTTGCCAAAAACATCCTGGCAGAAGCAGATATTACCGAAGAGTTTCCCCGTGATTTTGCCATCTATGACCTTAACCAGTTTTTGAATGGTCTGAGTCTTCACCAGGATCCTGACCTTGACTTTAAGGAAGATTCTTATCTGAGCATCAAAGAAGGTAAGCGTCGTGTGAAGTATTTCTTCGCTGATCCCAATGTAATCATCTCACCACCAGAAAAAGAGATTACTCTTCCTTCCCAAGATGTTTGCTTCCAACTGGATAGCACTTCTTTGGAGAAACTGGTGAAAGCAGCAGCAGTTTATCAACTTCCCGATCTTTCTGCTATCGGTGAAGCAGGTGTTGTGAAACTGGTTGTCCGTGATAAGAAGAATGATACTTCTAACGAGTATGCCATTGTTGTTGGTGAGACCGACCAAGAGTTTACTTTCAACTTCAAGGTAGAAAACATCAAGATTATTCCTGGTGCCTATGATGTTGTAGTTTCTTCCAAACTCCTTTCCAAGTTCACAAACACCAAGTATAATCTGACTTACTATATCGCTCTGGAACCTGATTCCACCTTTGGTTGATGAGACACATCCTTTTTACACTCAAGGAGTGTAACAAATCGTTCTTAGATGACGAGCAGTTTGTAAGGGATGTTGTTTATCAGGCATCAGTCAAATGTAAATCAACTCTACTAGCACTCAACTCACACAAGTTTGACCCTCAAGGTGTCACTTGTGTGGCGATGTTGGCTGAGAGTCACATTAGCATTCACACTTGGCCAGAACTGGGTATGGCAGTTTGTGACATCTTCACCTGTGGGGATCACACGAAACCCAAGGAGGGTGTAAAATATATGAAGATGATGCTTGACGCCAAAAGCATCGTAAGTAAATCATTTACGCGACCTTTGGAATGAATATTTTTGTTACAGATCCATTCCCTGCCGAAAGTGCTATCGTTCTTCCTGACAAGCACATTGTCAAAATGCCGCTTGAGTGCTGCCAGATGCTTAGCATTATTGCTTCTCCCTGGTATCATAATTATGGGACTCTTCCCAAGCAAGACGGCACTGCCTACAAGACAGAAAAGGGAGCATTCCGAAACCACCCATGCACCAAATGGGCGGCGGAGACGGTGGACAATGCCTATTGGCTCATTAAGTGGGGACTAAACTTGTGCCAAGAGTATACCTTGCGATATAATAAACAACACTCCTGCGAAGGGACACTGACTCATGCTTATTACCTTTTCCCAAAAGGTAAACTCACGGAAGTTACTCCTTTCGCACGAGCAATGCCAGAGGAATACAAGTTTGATACTAGTATTTCTACCTTTGATGCATATAAGATGTACATCGCATCCAAACCTTGGGTGAAGGACAACTATCTTCGTATGCCCCAACGTAAACCAGAATGGGTATGAAACTGATTGATAAAAAGGACTCTCGGTACTTTACCGAAACGTCTAATGAACCTTACATCCGTCACATGTATAAGATTGTAGACGTTCATGGGAATGCTACAATATTTGATAATTGGTCGGATGTCCAACAAGTCTGGTGGAATACTTCGTCTCAACTTTTGTCCCACATTGAGGTTCTAGATAATGAGTGAAGTTAACTTTAAGAAGCATCGGGTATTCCGTGAGACGGATTCCGTTATCTTCTACGATATTTCTGTGGAGAATTCAAATGCCAGTGACCTGGTTGTTCATACTGGACCTGCCATCTCACCCCCGAATGATGTCATTGGTGCGAAGCAGTTTTACATTCACTATCATCAGGTAGATCATAATCGTGTTCTATCTGGTATGAG